ACATGACCTGAGACAAAGAGAGATACAAAAAACTATCTCAAATAAAGGAATAACGCTAACAAAACAACAAGCAGAATCACAGGCTCAAACTGGAGGCTCAATGTCAGGAGGTGGCATGAGTGGTGGAGGGTCTGGCGGAGGATATTAATGATATTTCAAATTTTGGACGACAGAAATGAATGCTACGGACTATACGGCGACGGAAAATTCACATACGACAGAATACCAGACAATATTTGGGGAACATGGAACTGGGACCACCGGCTTGCTGATCGCAATATTGATTACGCTAGTATTTATTCTGCTGGCAAGACCTTACATGATGTTGCTCCAGAGTCTCTCCGACACAGACTCGAAAAGAGAGAAGGAAAAATAAAAGCATTTGTTAAAACAGCGCTTATCTCTAAGTTGAATATGAAGGAACATTGCTTATTTGATATTATCCCTGAGCAGCACTTGATGCATTATTGCGAAGTTAAAAATGAAATATGCCAGTATGTATTTGACAACTACCAGAAACCTCAGAACCATGGCTTTATGGTCGACTTAAAACAAATGGCACACGGCATTAAACAAAACAATGTCATAGTGGACCATGAAGTACTCAAAAAAGCATCCAAGTGGGATAACAAGGCAAGGGTGCTGCTTAGCACACTAAACGGCAAAAATAAGCCAATACAATACGATATATGGGGTTCGAAAACAGGTCGCCTAACAACAGTAAAAGGCTCCTTTCCTATCATGAACTTGAAAAAGGAAATTGCAAACTGCGTGGTTCCAAAGAATGATATCTTTGTCCAATTCGACTTAAATGGTGCAGAGATTAGAACCTTTATTTCATTATCAACCGGGACACATCCTGATGGTGATATTCACTTGTGGAATATGGAGAACGTACTAAAGAATGTGACAGAGCGAGACATTGCTAAGAAAAAGTTTTTAGCATGGTTTTACAACCCCAATTCTGATGCTATCAAGTCTGACCATTACGACCGCAAACTACTATTAGAAAAATATTATAAAGATGGCTTTGTTTCAACGCCATTTGGTCGCAAGATAGAAGCAAACGAGTTTCACGCCTTGAACTATCTTTTACAGAGCAGTTCTTCAGATAACTGCATGAAACAAGCAATAAAAATATATAAGTTCTTGAGTAATAAGTTGTCATTTGTACATTCGGTGGTGCATGATTCAATTACAATTGATTTATCTTTTGAGGATAGGCATTTGCTACCACAGATACAAGAGATATTCGAGGACACAGAGTTAGGGTGGTTCAAATCATCTGCAACTGCCGGTAGAAACTATAGAGACTTAGAGGAGGTATCATGGTTATCATAGGACTAGGTACTGCTGGATGCGGCGTAGCAAGTCATTTCTCCGATGGATATAAGAAAGCATACATCAGACAAGAAGACTTCCCAAAAGCATGCCAAACCGAAGAATCGTTTGAAGCAAAATGCCCGAATTTTTTTCGAGGCAAAAATTCCAGATTTAAGAATACAGAATTCGACGAATGTTGGTTATTTCTCTGTGGTGGTAGCTTGTGCTCATCTGCGACACTAAGAATATTGGAGAGTATAAAAGATAAGAAAATTAATATTGGTTATATCACACCTGACTTAGAATGGGCATCACCACAAGTAACTAAGCGCCATAAGGTCGTATTCAGCGTTTTACAGGAATATGCAAGGTCTGGCCTTATTCACAGCATGTCTATATTTTCTAATAAAGATATTCTTGATATTATTGGGAATCAGCCAATAACAACGATGTATGATACTATAAATAAACAGATAGCAAATACTGTGGAGTCTGTACTCTGGTTCCGTTCTCAAACACCGGTTTTAGGAGGCAGACATCAACAAAAAGAAATTTCTCGAATTAATTCACTTTCTATCGGTAATTTTGAAAAAAATGAAGAAAAAATGATGTTTTTGCTTGACAATATCACTGAGACAAGTTATATTTATAGTATAAGCAAACAAAAGCTTGAGAGTGACAAGAAGTTGCTCGATACAATAAAGAGAAGAATAAAGGAAGATGAAAGTCAAAATATCATGTCTTCCTTTGCCATATACTCATCTGAGCATAAGCAATCTTTTTTCTATTCAATAAAACATACACACCATATTCAACCTTGGAGGTAGCTTTCTAAAAAAAATAAACTTTTTTCTTGACAAAATATAGCAAACAAGTTATATTATATATGTAAGCAAGAAAAGCTTCTCAAAAATTACATTAACAAATAAGAAAAAAAATAACTTTTTTCTTGACAACTATAACAAAACATGTTATAATATATAAGAAGCAACAACAAGAGAGGTTAAGACATTGACGATATCATCTAACAAAACCACATACCGCAATCTTCTTAAGAACTACGTCGACGGCTTCACAAACAAAATCTCATTATTTTTCACTGGAGGTAAAATGAGTACATACACACAATACACTGGAACTTTTATCAAGACTGACGGCTCTAAGCGCACTATGAACTTTATTAAGGTTTCTGATCTGCCTGATCATCTGTTTTCATCTAGACAACGTACCGAATCAAAAGGTGACATCCAAGTTGTCTATGATACTGATGTGAACGACTTCCGTGTGTTTAATAAAGGTCGTGTCGTAGGTGAGGTTGTTACCCGTAGCGTAACCCACAACTTTAATAAGTAGTTTTAAACTTATTGACAAAACAATATCGGCGGGGGGCATTTGCCCCCTGACCTTAGTCCTTAATGACAAAAAACTTAACTAACTAAGAGGTAAATAACTATGGCTATTAATATAGAAGCAATGAGAGCTAAGCTCGAAAACTCCCGCAATGGCGGAAAAAAACAAGATAATACTAAGTGGCGCCCTACTGAAGGCGACCAAACTGTAAGAATTCTACCCACAGCAGATGGCGACCCTTTCAAGGAGTTCCATTTCCATTATAACGTGGGCAAAAACCCCGGTATCCTTTGCCCTAAGCGCAACCATGGTGAAGACTGTCCTATTTGTGATTTTGCTAGCAAACTATGGCGTGAAGGTGTTGAAAACAATGATGATACCGCTAAACGTGAAGCAAAGAAGCTATTTGCACGTAAACGATATTATTCTCCAATCATTGTTCGTGGAGAAGAATCAAAAGGCGTAAGAGTCTGGGCATATGGTAAAACAGCCTATGAAACCCTGTTATCTTATGTTCTTGACCCTGACTATGGCGATATCACTCACCCAGAAACTGGTACAGATATCGTTATGACATATAGTGTTCCCGGAACTCCCGGCTCATTCCCCAAAACAACTCTAAAACCTCGCCGTCGTCCTTCAATATTATGCGAAGATGTGGAAAATTGTGATGAATTAGTAAACTCTGTTCCAGACATTGCAACGCTCTTCCAACGGCAGACAACCTCCGATGTCCAAGCGCTATTGGATGAGTATTTATCCTCCGATGTTACCTCCGAAAATGCCTCGTCTGAAACAGAGAAGTATAATAAGTTGGATGCGGTTGATGATGCACTCAAGAACTTCATGAACCAAGGCTAGTAGGTTAGGGTTGAGCGCCTTGGCGTCCCGGCGCTTTTAAGTAAGTAGGGCGCCTTTTTTCTTTTTTTTTGGAGGTATTATGATTTTATTTTTATTGTCGCTTTTAGCTTGTGGTGACGATGACGCATCCGACTCGGCAGCAGACACTTCTGCTAGCATTGAGAGCACTGAAGACATCAGTGTAAACTTTTACTGTGGATAGGAGATATAGTGGGGCAAGTAATAAAAATGAAAACTGGTAAAATTGATGTATCAGAACTGGCAAAGAAAATCAATAAGAAGATGGGCATAAATGTTGCCCACGACTTATCTCAAACAGACCCGGTATCCGTAAAGGATTGGATTCCCACCGGATCTAAATGGCTTGACTTAATTGTCAACCCCGGCAAAGAAGCAGGAATCCCTGTTGGAAAGATAACTGAGTTAGCTGGCTTGTCTGGCTCTGGTAAGTCTTTCATGGCAGCACAGATAGCAGCAAACGCTCAAAAGAAAGGTATGTTTGTTGTTTATTTCGACTCCGAGTCAGCTATTGACCCCGAGTTCTTAGAAAAAGCTGGTTGTGTCAAAGACCAACTGCTTTATCAACAAGCTATAAGTGTTGAGAATGTATTAAATACAATGGAATATATTATGAATGAGTATTCTGACGCCAGAGTCTTATTTATATGGGATTCGGTTGCAGCTACTCCTTCAGAGAAAGACCTTGAAGGCGACTTTAATCCTCAATCCTCCATGGCCGTCAAGCCCCGTATTTTTTCAAAAGCTTTTCCAAAGCTTACCATTCCCTTAGCTAATACAGAGTCAACACTTATTCTTATCAATCAACTGAAGACTAACATTTCATCAAACCCGATGATGGCTCTTGTCGAGCCTTATATTGCTCCGGGTGGCAAGGCTATTGAATATTTCAGTTCTCTTCGTATTTGGTTAACAAAGAGAAAAGCAAAAGCTAGCTTTGCTATTGATGAAGACGGTGTGCGTGTTGGTTCGCATGTTCGTGCATATATCAAAAAGTCTCGGTTCGGCTCTGAAGGTCGTGACTGCGAGTTCAAGATAATGTGGGGACAACACGTCGGTATTCAAGATGAAGAGTCTTGGCTGGAGATACTTAAGCGCTCTAAAACCCCCAATTTTAGTAATGCTGGTGCTTGGTATACTATAGTACCAAAAGAAGGTAAACCTATTAAATTTCAGTCAAAACAGTGGAAAGATAAGTTAAAAGAAGAAGGCTTCCGCAATGCAGTTATTGACTTGCTAAACGAAGTCATGATTGAAAAATATAAAAGTTAGTAACTATATTTTTTATCTATATCTGTTGCCCTCGGTCTTTTTGATCGGGGGCATTTTTTTTTCTTGACATTTTATACATAATAGGTTATATTATATAAACATCGGAGGACAAATGAGAAAAGCAATAGAACCATCAGACACAAAGCGTGTTCTTATTATAGATGCGCTAAATATGTTTTTGAGATCATACACAATTATACCAAGCATGAACCCAAAGGGCATGCCAAACGGAGGAACTGTCGGCTTCATTAAATCACTACAGAAACTATGTCGTGATTTTAGACCACATGAGGTAGTAGTTGTTTGGGATGGCCACGGCGGCTCTGAAAAGAAGAGGCAGAAGAACAAAGCATACAAACAAGGCAGAAGGCCAGTCCGTTTCAATAGAAGAATGATTGAACTCTCTGAAGAAGACACCTACAAAAACAGAACTGACCAGCAGTTGAGAGTGCACGAATATCTAAATGAGATGCCTGTTATACAACTAATGCATGACTACGTTGAAGCAGATGATGTCATCGCTTACGTATATAAACAAAAGAAATATAAAGACTGGACAAAGGTTATTGTATCATCAGACAAGGACTTCTATCAGTTGTGCGGTGAAGAGAACACATTTATTTGGAGACCAATCCAAAAGGCGCTAATTAATGGCAAGCAGATTGAAATGAAGTTTGGTATTCATCCTAATAACTTTGCCTTAGTTAGAGCTATTGAGGGTGACAAGTCTGATAATCTGATTGGTGTTCCTCGCATTGGAATGAAGACTATTGCAAAATATTTTCCTTTTTTAGAAACGCCTCAGCAGTACACATGTGACGAGCTTTTTACTCACTGTTTTATGACCACAGATAAAAAAAGTGTACATAAAAAGTTGCTAGAATTCAAAGAACGTGTTAAGTGTAATTATGAGATCATGCAATTGTATGAACCAAATATTTCTTATTCAGGTAAGGAAAAAATTAGAAACACAATAAATGACTTTAACCCTTTGTATTCTATGAAGAATGTAACACAGATGCTCATGGAAGACGGACAAGGGTCACTTAATCTAACTGACCTATGGTCGGTGTTTAGAAAAAATATCATATAGTTATTACACTCGGAGGGTAATATGGAAATAAAACAAGAAACATTTCAAAAATTTGGTAAGTCGTTCCAAGAGAATCTCTGCCACCTGATGATACAGGACAGAACTTTTTGCGATCAAATATCTGAGGTTTTGAATATTGAATTTTTACAATATGAACATCTAAAGGTGTTTGTTCAGATGCTACTAGATTACAGAACAAAGTACAGGCAACACCCATCATATGAAATAATGGCATCTAATATTACCTCTGGATTGTCTGGGTATACTGAGGCATGTCAGAAACAGTTAAGACAATTTTATTCAAAAGTAATACAGCAAGACGAGGTGTCAGGCGCAGAGTTTATTAAAGACAATGCTATTGATTTCTGTCGGAAACAAGTCTTGAAGAAAGCAATGATTGAATCTGTTAAGCTACTTAAGAGTTCGTCATTTGAAGAGATACAGGCGGTTATTGAGAACGCCATGAAGCTTGGTACTAACGTCGACTTTGGTCACGACTGGCATATGGATATTGATGAACGCTTCAGAATAAAGTCAAGAGATCCGGTTACAACAGGGTGGAGTCGCTTTGACGAGATATGTAGCGGTGGTCTCGGTAAGTCTGAACTTGGGGTTGCTATCGCTCCAACCGGGGCTGGTAAGTCAATGCTCATGGTGCACCTCGGTGCAACAGCCCTGAAAGAAGGCAAGACTGTTGTTTATTATACCCTAGAGCTAGCAGACACGGTTGTCGGGCAGCGTTTTGATTGTTGTCTAACGGGTGTTAAGCTCGGTGACCACTTGAGAAATAAATTTAATATTGTGGAACAAGTGAAAGACATAAAAGGTCACCTAATTATAAAAGAATATCCAACGAAATCTGCAAGTGCACAGACCTTAAAAAGTCATCTGGAACGCTTGAAGAAGCGTGGTATTAAGCCAGATATGGTTATTGTAGACTATGCTGATCTGCTTAAGCCAATTAAAAGCTATGGTGAAAAGAGACATGACTTGGAAGGTATCTATGAAGAACTGCGTTCAATCGCACAACATTATCAATGTCCTGTATGGACATGTTCACAAACAAATAGGGGCGGTTTAAATGCGGAAGTTATTACAATGGAGTCAATCTCTGAGGCGTTCAATAAATGCTTTGTTGCGGACTTTATATTCTCGCTATCAAGAACGGCGCAGGATAAACAGGCTAATACAGGAAGATTTTTTGTCGCAAAGAACAGGAACGGACCAGACGGATTGGTATTCCCAATATTTATGGATACTTCAAATGTATCGATAAAAGTATTGGATAGAACGGAACAAGACGATGACAAACCACAAATGTCATCAAAAGAGAATCTTTCATACTTAAGAAACAAATATGCCGAATCAAGGGGAAAAAAATGAGCGTAGCAAATAAAATATTATCGGACATCACTGTCCATATGAAATATGCAAGATACTTGCATGATGAAAAAAGGAGGGAAAACTGGGACGAACTGGTAACCAGAAATATGCAGATGCATATTAAGAAGTTCCCTAACTTAAAAAAAGAGATCACCGAAGCATACCAGTATGTATTTGATAAAAAGATACTTCCATCTATGAGATCGATGCAGTTTGCTGGTAAACCAATAGACATAAGCCCGAATAGAATATTTAACTGTGCATATGCCCCAATTGACGATTTGCGTGTCTTTGGGGAAATTATGTTTTTATTACTTGGCGGCACTGGAGTCGGTTACTCTGTTCAGGAGCACCACGTTGAAAAGTTGCCTCCCATACTAAAGCCAAATAAAAAAAGAGCAAGAAGATTTCTCATTGGCGACTCTATTGAAGGATGGTCAGATGCCGTTACTGCGTTGATAAAATCATACTTTAAGGGAACCTCGAAGTTGAGATTCGATTTTTCCGATATTAGGGCAAAGGGCGAAAGGCTAGTGACAAGTGA